GTAGTGGGAAGTATTCGTGGTGGATACTTCAGTTGAGGAGAACTACAATGCTCAAGACAAATACTGGACTGCGTCTCGATGAACGTGCTTTGCTGGTCAAGTTGACGATCAGCAATTGGACTGCGAGCAAGACGGACAAAGAAGTCACCGACATCGTAATCGATGACAACAATGCCCAGTCGGGTGCTGGCCGCTTCACCAAGCGGCTCTTTGGCAAGGCGGCTCTGCGAAACATTTCGCAGGCTGTCGGTGCCGCCCGTGTTGCTCACCGCACCCTGACACTCCCGTGGGAAGACAACGGCAACCGTATCATCACCACAGAAGGGTATCAGCACTACTCCAAGACCATGCGGCACTACCGTGGGGTCATGGAAGAGAACGTGCGGGCCTTCATCGATGACTACGATGGGTACATTGGTCAGGCTCGTGAAGAGCTTGGCAAGATGTTCCGTCGTGACGACTACCCGACGGCTGAAGAAGCCAAGCGTAAGTTCCACTTTGACGTGGAACCGTCGCCGATCCCGACGTCGGCTGATTTCCGTGCCAAGGTATCTGACAAGGAAGCAGCCTACATCGCCAAGGACATTGAGCGCCGGCAGAAGCAGCGGTTGGACGCTGCCATGAAGGACGTCTGGAAGCGTATTGCAGACGTTACGGAAAAGATGGCCACAAGGCTGTCTGAGTACAAAGGGCCGACCAGAGGGTACGCCGTGGAAAGCGGGCCTTCGTTCAAGTCTTCGTTGGTCACCAACATCGTTGAGTTGGCTGACGTGCTTCCGACCTTGAACATCAACAACGACCCCGAACTCACCCGCTTGCATAAGCGGATGGTTGAGGAACTGACACAGTACGACGCTGATGAATTGAAGTTTGACGAAAAGAAGCGAGCGCGTACCGCCAAGGCTGCTCGTCAGATCTACAGCAAGGTCAGCAAGTTCTTGTAACCGTGTGCAGTCTTATCCAGCCGAGGCAACTCGGCTGGATATGGAAGTACACGTTGTGCTTCACATTGAAACAGGAGAAGGACCATGAACACACTCACATTTTCACTCTACGGACTCAAAGCTCTTCTTGCTGATGCTGAGAAGCAATGGCCGGAAGGTACCCGTGGGTACCTGAAAGAATCTGACGACCCTTGTTTCTGGCTCGTCGGCGATCATGGTGTCTACCTGATGCACAACGGTAAGCAGCATGACAAAATTCTTTACGCCAACGAATGCGATCCGAACATAATGCCGTTCGACGCTTGGTGGCAGGCCAAAAGGGATACCTTTGGTGGTGATGATGGTGTCGTCGAAATTGAAATCAAAACGATAAAAGCAATCATCGACGCCGAAAGTGACCTGACGGTTACTTTCACACCGGAAAGCGTTGAACTAACCTACACGAAGGCATCATGACCATGAAAAAACTGAAAATCAAAGCACCGAAAAACAAAAGCGATGATCCGATAGCCAACCCGCAACACCGCATAGTTCGCGTGAGCAAAGCTGGAAGGGCCAAGATCATTGCTACACGGCAACCCCGTGGCGCAAAGCCATCCCTCAAGTACAACTACTATGCGAAGCGGTATGAGTTCGTCGTTGAGTTCTATGACGAAGTATCCAAGTCTATCTATCAGGTCACTGGTGATCGCTTGGATTGGGAACGCATCATCGCAAACCTGCAACGGGCTTTTGACGAAGTGCCGTCAGACTTCGAGTCATCTTCAGAATTCACAAAACATGAGGCGGCCCTAGAGGCCATAAGACATGAAGAGGCTTTGAGAAATGCAACCTAACTTCGTCAAGGTTGAAGAGTTCAAGACGGACAACCTTATTTCTCTGCATGAAGTCGCAGTTCTTTATGCTGAGAAAAAATTCAAACAAAAAGGTGGCATACTCCCGACATGGATCATATCGATACTGGGTAGGGCAGTCTGGATAGAAACCGAATGGGAAAACAATTGGGACAAGGACAAAGTTATTTATGCTATCAGCAAGTTGCTGAACGAATTCAACTGTTCCACCTATAGTTGGATTAGCGAATCTTGGTATGCAGTTTTGACTGAGGATAAAAAAGATCTGCAAGAAATAGTAGACAAACACGGTGTCAAGGCGTTGCCACCGGAATACCGTGACGATATCATGGCAATCCATACCCATAGTCGTGACGGTAAGTTCCTGACGACCCGATTCAAGGTCACAATTCGTAAACGCGGCCCAAACTTCTTGGGGCCGCGCATAGATGAAGACTTCAAAGCGCCCATGCAAGGTAGAATGAGCAGTCTTTTCAGGTGAAGTGTTGCTCTGAGGGCAGGGATGAAACCCTGCCTTCCAAGGAGTACTTCGCTCCAACTTGAAACAGAAACAGGAGAAGGACCAATGCACAAAACCGCTTATGACAGGCTCGTCAAAGCGCGGATGATCCTACTCATGGATCATCCGTTCTTTGGCGTACCAATCATGCAACTGAGACTTGTGGAGTGCTGGGCTATTCCAACCATGGCGACTGACGGGCGTCACATTTTCTACAACCCGTTGTTCGTCATGAGCACCTTGGATGTTCATCTGATAGGTGACATGGCTCACGAGGCACTCCACTGCCTGTACCGGCATCATCTGCGTATGGGTTCCCGAGAACTGAAACGCTGGAACATAGCTTGCGATTACGTGATCAACTACGATCTTCGCAGGGCTGGATTCAAGCTACAGGATTGGGTACTGTACGATGTGCAGTATGCAGGTTGTTCATCTGAAGAGGTGTACAACCTGATGCCGAAAGACCCGCCCACACCGAACCCCCAACAGGGTCAGGAACAGGGGCGGGGCAACGGCAGCGGCAATGGAAAGGGACAAGGCAAAGGCAAAGAACAGGGTCAGCAACCCGGACAACAGCCCCCACAGGGTGGTTCTGGTGGCAGTGGCCCAGCAATGCCCAGCTACGCCCCCGATCCTGGCCAGCAAGGCGGTGTCGTACCTGCTTCCGTGGTTTGGGATCAGGCTACCATCGAACAGGAAACTCAACGATGGGAAACTATCGCCAAGCAGGCAGCAGCAATCGCCAAGGCACACAATGCCGGCAGTATGCCGGGGTTCCTCGAAGGCTTGCTAAAGGACCTCGACAAGCCACGTGTTTCGTGGCAGCAAGTGTTGACAAACTTCGTCGACACGGTTAGCAACGATGAGTTTACTTTCAATAGACCCAATCGTCGCTTCATCAGCAAGGGAATGAAATTGCCGACGCTTCATTCGGATAAACTGCGGCGCATTCTTGCCGTGGTGGATACATCAGGCTCTACGCTTGGTGAACCGTTGAAGCGTTATGCTTCCGAGGTTAGTTCGTTTCTTGATCTCGGTTTGGCGGATTACATCACGGTCATCTATGCCGACACCAAAGTCCACAGAATTGAGGACTTTGAACGTGGGGACGAGATTGTTCTCGACCCCAAGGGTGGCGGCGGCACCAATTTCCGCGATGTGATGAACAAGGTGAAGGAATACGATGACGCAAGCGTCATTCTCTTCTTCACCGATTTGTTCACCTTGGACTTCGGTGACGAACCGGACTGCCCGCTCATGTGGGTCTGTTACGGTGATCCAAGGGAATATGCCCAATACAAAATCAACATCCCGTTTGGTGAAACAATCTTTATACCACCGAACTAATTGAACGCGGTCAAGGAGTAGGCACTTGGGTAACGCCAGTTTCATCGTCCAGCGGGTAGAGTAATATCGGACCCGGTAGCCAAGGATGGCTGGCGCCGCTTTTGGAAATTTGATGGATGAGAACCGGAGGTAAACTGTAATGACAGATGACAAAAAGCTTGTAAGGTTGGGGGTCTTCATCGATGGACCTAACAACTCCGAGGCGTTGAGCAAGGCCGGACTGACGATGAACTACGCAAGTTTTCTTGTGAAGCTTCGTCGGCAGTTCGACATTGTAACAGCGCGTTACTACTCAGGGATTTCCGACAGTGTAGATCATGAAGGGGTCCGTGAGTTTCTATCTGTGCTATCAAAAAATGGCTACGTGCCAGTTACCAGACCAGCCAAGAGGCATCCTGATGGGTCAATCAAAGCGAATCTGGACGTAGAACTGGCCGTTGACATGATTATGATGGCACCACGTTTGGATAAGATCATGTTGTTCTCAGGCGATGGGGACTTCACCTATTTGGTGGATGCTGTCCAGCGCCTTGGAATTCATGTGACTGTTTGTACGCATAAACCATTCTTGAGTGCGGAACTCAGGCGTCAATGCGATGAGTTCTTGGACTTGAGGGCGGTACTTGGAAAGAAACTGCAACAGGAGAATGAGGAATGAAACGCACCTATCTCATAGACGCAGGGAACCGCATCAGTGAGTTCCACGAACAGGGACAGCGGTTTCAGGCGTTCATTGAAGAGACGGTCCGACAACTTGAGCAAGTCGTCAAAACGGCTCAAGAGGAGATCTCTCATTTCAACAAACTTCGTCAGGCCGTGAACCTGACAATTACGAACGAGTCACTGATGCAGATGACCCGAGCGAAAGCGCCCCGCAGCAATGGGGCTACCGAGGTGGAAGCGCACAGCAACCTTGAAAAAGACCTCAAGGCGGCCATAGCAGATCAGTTCAACGACAAACCCTTGTAAAGGGAAACTCTCAAAGATTTCAGGGGGCTGTTCCGGCAGCTCCCTTTTTATCCGTTCTGGACTTGAATTTGGATTACGACAGTGCTATTTACCTAATCGTTTCTGTTAGCCTATTTTGACAACATAGGCGATTAAAGGCAGGTCAATAGGAAGAGGACACCAACATGAAAAATGAAGACGAAACGGAAACGGGCACCGCCGAAACCACGCCCGCAGAGACCAAAGCCGACAAGCCCAAAAAGTCCAGCAAGTCCAAGGCTGCTACCAAGAAGAAGGTAGCTGCCAAGACGAAGCAAGTGGCCAAGAAGGCCAAGTCCGGCAACGGCAAGGAAAAGGAAAAGAAGGTCGCCAAGCGGTCTGCCGTCCCGGCAGAACGCGATCAGTTTGGGTTCCGCAAGGGGTCCAAGAAGTCGCAGGCGGCTGCGCTCTACGCTACCAAGAAGGGCGCAACCCTCAATGAAGTCAAGGAAAAGACTGGTTCCAGCCAGTTGAATCTTCTGACTGAGTTGAAGAACCGCAAGATGAAGGTTCTCACGTCGAAGGAAAAGGGCACCGGCAAGAAGCAGGTGACCCGCTACAAGATAGTGATTCCTGAAAAGGCGGCAAAGGCGGCAAAGGCGGCCCCGGCGAAGGAAAATGGGGAAGCGGCTGGCGAACAGGCCACCAACTGACCTTTTTCTTTTCGCGCAACTCATAGGGCTGGGGTAAAACCCAGCCCTTTTTCGTCTAGGGTTTGATCATGGCAAAAAGACTTGAACCAGAAATCACGCTACTTCTCATGAACCAATATGCAATCATGTGCGCCTTGAAGTCCATCGCGGTAACTGACGTCGTGCATGGGCAGGTAGTACCTATTCTAGCATACCAAATGTCAGAAACAGAAAAGGCAATCAAACACAACGCTATCAGGAACGACCCTGATGTCGGGCAAAGGTAGGAACACTTTTCAGACCTTGTTGGGGCTTCCATAGACTTCAGTAAACACGAGGAGACTGAGGAGTTGAAATATGAGCAAGCCTGCAAAGACAGCCAAGCCTTACGCCCAAATTCATCACTATTCTGAGGAAAACTTAACTGACTTCGATGATGACGGCGACTTGAGACTTGGTTGGTATTTCCAGTTCTTTGATTCGGATGACAAACCAACGTCAAATCTGTACGGACCTTACAGTACAAATGCGGAATGCGAAAAAGCCTGCGTCGACGAGTGGCTGTCGAATTGAAGGCCCATTGAAAAATGGTGCCGCCTTTAGTTAGCGGCACCGTTATTTGTCCCTTTTCATTCTGACGTCCCTATAGTAACAGGGCGCAGATATACTTAGCTTCGATTTATTTTTGGAGACCCAGATGCGCAAGCGTATTCGGCTTGAAACGGGGAAGCTCACCCTGAAAACGACAAAGGTTGAATTACGCAACTTGAAGGAGAAAGCCAACAACCACCCCAAGGGTCGCGGTGCTCGCGCCGTGGGGGCGATTGTCGCCATAGACAAGGACCTTCTTGGCAGGCTCATAGCCGACTATGAAGCCTTGGCAAGAAGCCTGAAAAAACATGGCGGATTTTTCGAACGGGTTTTGCACTACTCCGAAACGGAATCGTGGAAGGACTCGATTGGTAAACCAATCAAGGATAAAGACGTGCCTGCATTTTTGAGAAAGGAGAAACCGAAACTATGATCACAAGACACCGCATGCCAGATGATTTGGCTCAGAAATTCATGATCATGGTCATGGAAAATCTGTCCAACTGGCCAATAAAAACAGCCGAAACTTTTCGTAATACCGTACTTGGGGTCGGCAGTGTGTTCGCTGTCAACCCCCTGTTGGTCATACCGAACGACAAAGACTTGGACTTCATGCAAAAGGTCATCCAAGATACGGTGGTTGCCGGAAGGATGATCGACTTTGGCTTCATTCCCAATGAAGTTCTAAAACAGGAAAGTCTGCGTTGTAGGGACATGTTTGAGGAGAACGAGTTCATTCACCCCTACGAAACTTGGTTGGGTGTCTCAAGGTGGGAAGGTGGGATGAATGGCTACTTCATTTGCCCCAACCCCATGTACCCAAAGGAAACACTGGTTATAGAAACCTACGGGGTGGCAGTCCCAAACGTAGCCGACATCATCCTGATATATGACATGGTGTCAATTGAAATGTGCGGACGCGGCAATACCATGGTGCGTCCGGCAGCAACCCGCCTCTCTCAATCAAATGAGGAGCTATCGGCACGTGGTGCCAATTCGCTTGACCCTCTGGTAACCATGCTGCGGTTGATATCCGATGCATCAATCCCAATCAAGGATGTACCGGCACCAGCCAAATTGAACAAGCAAAGAGCCAAGCAGGGGAAGTTCATCATCCCTGCTCATTCAGTAATCGATACCAAAGACTACGTGGCTCTGTGGACGTCAAAACAGACGGCTCACGGTACAAGCAAAGGCAAGCATCATGCTTCGCCTATTGCTCATTGGCGAAGGGCACACAAACGCACTCTAGCCAGTGGCCGTTCTGTCCCCGTAAGGTCGGCCAAGGTCAACTTTAGGGAAACTGAAGAGCTGCATCGATTGTTTTACAGGAGACACAAATGAAACCAAATGATGATCTGGACAGGCATGTCTTGATCCACATCTGCAAAGATAAAACGTTGTCATACCGAACACGAAAGCAACCCATATTCAACAAGGTTGCAATACCAGTGTTCTCGGTCAACTCGAACAAGGAAGCCAGGAGCTTGCTGATGCTCGTTGGGCGTCAGCAATACACAGAACATCCTCTGATGCCGGGGCAACCTTGGTTCAAGATGACATTGCCCGGCTCTCTCGATTACCAAGAGCATCTGGAGTTGAGTGACTTGGAAGAGGTAGCCGTTCGCTTGCGTGAACGGTACGCCCTGATAAGAAAGGACGACCAATGAAAGCGTGGTTTTGTTACGAGTTGAATTTCGCCAACCAACCGGTGCCAGTTGTGTATTGGGATGAATTACCCAAGGCAACTGGCGGCAAGGAAACGCAACGCCAACAACTGCAAATAGTGGCACTTAGCAAAGAGGAAATGAGCATGTTTTTGAGAGAACTCTCTCTCAAGTATCCATACACGAAACCAGAGGTAAAGTAATGAAACTCTATCACGGAACCAGCCGAAAGTATCTCGATAAGATACTAAAGGAAGGTTTGAAGCCCCGAGGCAAGAAGGGCACAAACAACTGGAAACACAGTGTTGGGAGCAATCCCAACACCGTTTACCTGACCAATGCCTACGCAATCTACTTCGCGCATGTAGCATCTGATGATGATGAAGATGATATGGTTGTTCTCGAAATAGAGACAGCCAAACTCAATCCCTTCTTGCTGATGCCTGACGAAGATTTCCTGGAACAGGTAACCCGCTCTGGTGGACCTGCACCAAGGGATAAGTCAATGAAATACAGAACCATGTGGTACCGGCGACGCTTGAAAGCGTTTCAGCACCTTTGGTTAGATAGCATCAACGAGCTTGGAACTTGTGGTTACTTTGGAAACATCCCGGTAGCAGCAATGACTCGCTACTCTATCATCCCAAACAACCGGCGCGCAGAACTGATAGTTGCGGGGGTAGACCCGCAAATCAGTATCCAAAATTATTTTATTTGCGGTGATAGGTACCGCAACTGGACACGTTGGGCGTTTGGTGACGAACTGGTAAATAATCCCAACAGCCTCTTACGCGATCCAGACTACATGAAGAACATAGACCATAAGGGAGTAAGAGTTGGGTATGTAGAACACTTGACATGAGCGCAAAAGGTATGAAAGGAGATACTATGCCGAAGTGTGATGGTTGTACTATGTGCTGTCGTCTTCTAGGAGTACCAGAACTAAAGAAAAAACCCGCCGAGTGGTGTTCGCATTGTGCAATCGGTAAAGGTTGCAAAATTTACGAAACTCGACCACCATCCTGTGTCGAGTTTGAATGCTACTACCGCAACTCACCAATAGATATCCCACTTGCCTTGCGTCCAGACAAATGCAAGGTAGTGATTGCGCCAACCACAAACCCAAAGGTGATTTCGGCGCACGTTGATCCCGGTTACCCCGATGCCTGGAAAAAGGAACCCATCTATACAGTTCTAAAAAGGATTGCAGAAGATGGGACGCTTGTAGTCCTCGGTTTTGGGTTGGGCATCAACAAAATTGTTCTCAAAAGGATAGGTGACGGCATAGTTGGACAAATCCCCATACAGATGTCAGAAGCCGATGAGAACGGTATGCAATGGTTCGATTCTGACAAGCACAACGAAATAGTAAGGGCTGACGGTGGTGCAAACATCGTCATGCACCACACCAATATCAGAACATCATGGAAGGAGAAATGAAATGCCACGTCGCATAGTACCCGTAGAGCGGGTTCTAAACCTGTGGGCAGCGGGTAAAACCGCACCAGAAATCGTCAAGACGATTGGTCCTGTTGGTGGAATGAAATTCACCAATGAAGCCATCTTGAAGGTAGTAACGAAGGCAAGGAACCGTGGCGATAAGCGAGCCAAATACAGAAACCCGCTGACAACTTCCCGCTTCGAGTCAATTGAATCCAAAACCGACAATCGGGAGCCGGATGAATTTTGGGGCAAGTAAAAATTTTTACCTTTTTATTCGACAGGGATCAGTTGCTTTAGAGTCCCGCTGATTGCAGAAATCAGATCCTTGGAAATCTCGTTCGCCATGTCTTTAGCGTCGATTTTTTCTGAGTGAAAGGCGGCACTGCCCGCAAGGTATTTCTGCTTGGTGCTTTCCTCGGCAACCTGCTGACCGGCCAACGGTTGACCATCCTCGGTTTTAGTAGGAATTATCTGGCTGTTGAGAGGCACTACAAGAACCTCACCGGCAGGGCCTAGCGTTGCGTGACCCTGCACCTTGCGCCACTCGTTCACCGTTGACGCCCAAGGCGCGGCCTTCATGGCTTCCAGCTTGAATTCGTCTTCCTGAATGACAGGGGTTTCATAGTACAGAACAAGGCGCTCATCGAAGCGCGGGGTGACGACCTGCTGCAATACGCGGCGGATCATTTCCACACGCGGCTTGATGACATCCTTGTTCCAAAACATATCAGCCGCCTGAATGGTTGAGCGTTTGCTCTCACCAATCAGACCGATCTTCTCAGGCGGGATGCCAAACACGTTGACGAAGGTGTCGCGTTCGTACTTGCGCAACTGCACCATTTGCATGGATTCAAACGTGTGGGATAGTTCCTTCACGTCGATCTTCTGGCTGAAAAATAACGGCCGGAATGCTTTCCAGAAACCTTGGTGGTCGCTGAGCCACTGCTTCTCAAGCCGCTCGGCATCCTTCTGGTTGATGAACTGTCCGCTGATGATGATGTCCGGCCGTGCGCGGTTCAGGAAAAACGACCGCGAGTGCTTGGCAGAATATTCATCGATTTGAATTTCATCGTCAAGCGACTTGGCAATGCCGGAACCGCGACCATAGGGGTTGTCGGGGTCAGGGTCGATGAATGGAACAATCAGCGTAGCGGGAACTGAAATGGTCATGCCACGCGGAACGGTAACCACGTAATTTGGGTTCTGGTTGGTTGGGAAATCCTGTATCCACGACGGCGGCAGCGGCCAGAAAGCTGCGGGAATATCAAATTGTCCCGGTTCAATCAGCCAAAACGCTTCGCCCACAAGGTCAAGGTGCTTCTGAGTAACTTCCATGGCGCTGAAACCATTGAGGCGCGGGTTGCCTGTTCCAGTTTCAAGGAAGTTGATCATGGGATGGTCGTATATGACATCGATAGCGCCAAGGTCAACGTGCTTGAGCAGCCGGTTCTCATTCAGCCTGCCGTTCTTGCTGACAATGTCTTCCGGCATGATGTAGCGGCCAAGCGCATCCTTCTTTGCGTACAGTACCCAGTCGGTACCGGCAACCGCTCGGGCTATCTTGCTGACAATGGCGCGCAGCCATGGGGATTCGCTGTAGAGCTTCTGTAACTCGTGAGTCCCCCGCTTCGGCGGCAATGACTGCCCGCTGAGGTTCATGAATTGCGGGACGTGGACAACGCCGTTGCTTTGTCCCGGAATCAGGGGGTTTGGAGCCCGCTCGAAACCGCGCTCGGTCATGTACTCGACGCCGAAATCGTTCGACGCCATGAGTGCGCCCTCTTCCAATCCAGCCTGGCCTGGGGGCCGGGCGGCGCGGTTGTTGCGTTTTCTCGCCATGGAATCACCTATCAGAACATTCGGATGCCAATTACCCTAGTTCAATCTAACACGATCGACAACCTACCACATCTTAATTCCACTGGTTGTTTGCCTCGCGAATTTAAGGAACTGTGAGAAAGCATCGACCTGGTCCTTCTTGCCGCGTGGGAACGAACGGCATTCAATCAGGAAGTCTTCCTTCCATGAGGCGTGATCGGGCAGCACCACCATACCAGATTTGATGGTTGGGGTCTCAGCCTGCATTCTCAAAACCTTCGATTCATTTCCGGGGTCTATGGGCATGACTTGGAAGTTACCTTCCGTCCTCATGTCCTGCACCAAGCTGGAACCAGAACCTTTATCCTCAATCAGCACAAACTCGGGCCGCCACACGCGGGCCAAGGCCAAGCAGGTTTCCTTGAGTATGGGGTACTGGAATTTTTCCCGTATCAGGTCCAGCAGGTAGTAACCATCCGGCTTGATACCCCAAACTTCAAACACACTGAAGTCCGCCAGCTCGGTATCCTTGATGGCCGTATCAGCCGATATAACCACCATGTCAAACAATTCACGGCTTGGCGGCTTGGCATACTCATACTGCCTCTTGAAGCCCCCAGTGTCAATTATCTCACCGCTCAGCGGTACTGGGTTGCCTTGGTACAGGGCCGACCACCAGTAGTCGTCGTTCCTTGCCTTGCGCTTCTTCAGCTTGGCCTCATCCCAACGCTGCGGGAACAACGCTTGTCCCGGTAACCGGCCAAGGATGTCGTTCTCCTCGGCCAAGGCAGGATAGTTGAAGTACTCGAAGTCGCTGAACGATGCATCCTCATCGTCAAGCTCGCCCTCCTCTTCAAGGCGCTGGCACTCAAGGATCATACCGATGACATCTGACATGGTCCAGCGTGTGTTCATGATGATGATGCTGGCACCGGGTTCCAGACGTGACAGCACGTCGGTACGGAACCACTCCCACATATCCATCAGGATGTTTTCGTTGAGTGCCTGCTGACGGCCCTTGATCAGGTCATCGACGATCAGCAAATCTGCGCCCTTACCGGTGATGGCACCGCCCGCCCCAACCGCTTCCATCCCCCCTTCGTGGTTCTGAATATCCCAAGCATTGGCGGCAGCGGTATCCTCCGCAACATTGATGCCAAACACGGCGTTGCCGTGCTGCTTGAGGATGTTTCTGGCTTGCCGTGATTGAGTGCGGGAAAAGTTATCCTGATAGGTGATCAAAAGAACACGCTTATCGGGGAAGCGCCCAAGGAACCAAGCTGGCAGCACGCGGCTGAGGAACAACGTCTTGCCGTGACGCGGCGGGGCCGCCAGCATGACGGCAATTTCCTTCTCCTCGGCAATTCTCAGTATACGGTTCTCAACATCGCGTATGAAAGGGTTGTAGATGAATTTCGGGAAAGCAAGCTTGGCCAGCCCGCCGGGCAATGCATAGGCCAGCGCTTCCGGCGATAGGACTTCCGTATTGAGGATTGTATTTACATCCGGCTCAAGGCGCACACGGTGACGCCTTGGCGGCATGGCGGGCCGTGACGGGCTTGCCTGCTCAAGGAGCATGGCCGTTCCCCTTTGGTGCAGGCAAGGCATTGAAGTGCAGTTGCGCATCGCCATCTATCATGCGGCGGGCCAGTTCCCTAGCCACATCGTCATCCAATACCTTGGCACCAAGCGAACGTTTGGTATCGGTGGTGACTGAGACGGTGGCGCGGGTTTCAGCCCTGATGCGGTCAACGCGGCCGTATTTCTCAGGCCAAATTCTTTCCAGTTGCCAAGCCGATACTCGCCAATCGCTTGAGGCATGGCGGCGCAGTTTCTTGAGTATGGCCATTTCCCCCAATGCTTCGGCCTTGCATATGGCCTTGTAGAAGCGAACGTAGTCT